TTAAAAATTTACATAGCTACTGAAAGCATCTGTTGCTTCTTTAGTAACTTCATCAGAAATATGAGTGTAAGTATCCATAGTTATTTGTAAAGAAGAATGTCCTAAGCGTTCTTGGATTATTTTAGACCTAACATTATCTGATTCGAATAATAATGTTGCGTGGGTATGCCGAAAACCATGACAACCAATAGAATGTAAGTTAGCCTTTTCTGCCAATCTTTTGGAACGTTGGTAAATGTCTTGACTTCGGAACATGGTACCATCAATTTTTGTAAAAATGAGTTGTGTTTTAAACCCACCTTTTTTCATTAAAGCTTCACGCTGTCTAAGTTTCCATTTTTTTAAGATATAAGCAGTCTTGTTATCAAAAGAAATTTTACGAATAGAATTGGGAGTTTTAGGATCGTTTATAGTTAATCCATTTGTACTGATAGCAGTAGTTTTATTTATATTAACTACCTGCTTTTTTAAATCAATATCATTCCAATTCAATGCTAAAGCTTCACCAACACGTATACCAGTAAAAGAAAGTAAGCGAAAAATAGCACAGTCTAAGTCGGCATAGTATTTTAGAACTAAACTTTCTTCTTTGGCTTGATTGGCAATGCTATCAGCTGTATTTAAGAAATGTTCCAGTTCGTCTTTTGTATAGAACTTTCTTTTTGTATTCTTTTCTACTTTCTTTAGCGAACTAGGCTTTGTTATTTTCTTAAATGGGTTTGAGTCTATTATTTCTAAACCAACAGCATAGTCACAAACACGAGAAGCATAACTCAAAAGTACTTTTCCCATTTCATTCTTTTTATACCATTCATTAACAGATTTTTGCACGATCTTGACTGTTAAACGCTCAAGTCGCATTTTCCCGAATGTGGGTAAAATGTGTTTTTTCATACGTCGTTCAGTAGCTATGAATGTGGATTCCCTAACTGTTTTTTTGTATTCGTCCAACCACATATAATAAACTTCTTCAAAAGTGGTTAAACGAGTATGCTCGTTAGCTAGATTTCCATTATCAAAATCTAATTTTTTTTGATTAAGCTTGAGCTGTGCTTCTTTTTTTGTATTACAGTTTCTGATAGTGACATTAATTTGTTTTCCAGTTAAATAATCTACGCCTAAATAGGCAGTTACTTTCCAGTATTTTTTTCCTTTTTTTGTATATTGTTTAAAAGTTGCCATTGTTTATCCTTTCCACTTGGGCAAGCGAATAGAAGGAATGACAAATTTCTAGCACCTCCTTATTAAATTTTAAAGCCCCTAGCATGAATCGAACACGCTTAGACTCGCCAGAGAGGGGGATTTATAGAAGAAATTATGTTATAATTGGCCTATGAAGAGGTCATCCAATTGTAAAGGGGTTTTCTATGATGGTTACTGAATACTTAAATATTTTTGCAGTACTTATACAATCTACTGCTACAGGATATTTTACCTATTTCTTAATTAAAAGTAATGATTTGTTAGTTTTATCAAATGCACAAAAAGAAGAAAAAATAGCAGTAGTATCAATATTGTCAGCTATTAATTTAGCTGTATTTTTGTTAGCTCAAAGTATCATTTCTTACAATTTGTCGAATATGGAACCGTACATCCAACAATTTGCGGCTGCAATACTATCATTTGTATTAGTATTAGTAATTGGGTTGTTCGTTTTACCTAAAGCAATTTTATCTTTTTTTTCTTGGATAAATAAACTTAGAAAAAAGAAAGGTAAGCTAGAATTTACACATAGAGCAATTAGAGATACTGCGTTGGATAATTCTTATCATCAATACATCTATGTTTTTGATTTTGCAAACAACTATATCGCTTCTGGCTATTTAAATGTTTATCAATATAATACGGATGAATACAATGAGTTACTATTATATGCACCAAAAGAACCTGAAAAAAGACGAACTGTTGAAGCAGTTGAAATTCTATTTAAAAATAATGATATAAATATTTTGATTGATTATGAGAAAAAAGTGAAATTGTATATAGTGCCTATGGACGAGGCTGTGGGCGAGTAGGTGGCGGAGGAGGTGCTCCTTTGCCACCATTTCTTTTTTCTCCATAATCGGGCATTGTTCTAGTAGTTGGCATTTTTAATATTCCTTTCTAATTTATTTAATTCGTAGTGGTTGACCAGGATAAAAAACAGAGTTGTCAATGCCTGGATTTAATGCTAATAGTTGTTCTAAGGTTAAGCCATTTCTTTCAGCTACTTGTCGAGCTCCTTCACCGCTTCGTACTTCGTCATATACAGGTTGTTCAGATTCAGAGCTTTGAGGTTGTTCAATTACTGAAGATGATTGAGTAGATGGCAATGGTTGTTGTGATGTAGAAATTTCCGTTTCAACAGCAGCTAATTCGGTGTACAGGTCTGTTAACTTATTTGCTTCAGCAGTATAAACATCTGTTAGTTTATTTGCCCAAGATTCATATAATGAATAGTCGTCTTTATTAGAAAGTTGTATGCTTGCCATTTCCGAAATTCCAGTATTTGAAATATCTGCTAATTTTCCTATTTTAGAGTTTAAAACCTCAGCTAATGCTGAAACATTGCCTTTTATAGGTTCTCCTTCATTTCGCAGTTCTTCAATCAATATAGGTGTAGTTGTAGTCAACTTTTGAGTATAAGTCTCTAAAATTTGGGAATAGGTAGACCCGCCTAATTCTTTTTGTGTTGTTTCATCTGTTTGTGTACTTGAATAATGTATAGTTGATGACTCACTACTTGAGCTATTATTTTTTTTAGAATCAGAAATATCTTTCTTTTCAGATGTAATTGAGGTAGAACTTGAGTTTTGCTTTGAAACCTGTTTAGTTTCGTTAGAACAAGCAGTCAGCAGTAATAATGATAAACCTAAAGTAACAATTTTTTTCATTTTTAAAACCTTCCTCACTTCTGATATAATGTTTTTATGAGTAAATCTCGAAACGAGGTTTTGAGTCCGTGTTGTCGCACGGGCTTTTTTTATGCAAAGTTTATTCTTTGCAACTTATTAAACAGTAGAGTCTTTACCCAATCTTCGTAGCGCGCATCTATTTTGGCATCTTCTATAAATTTCATGTAGTTGATTCTTTCTGGAGCAATACCCGTACTGTTTAAATATTCATCTAATAATTTTTCTACCATAAAACAATCCGCTTCATATTCCATTTTAGAACGAAGAGCATATGCTGTTTTGTACAGGGGATAATTCTCTTGGTGCTCACAAGCATGACCGAGCTCGTGCAGTAAAGCTTTTTTTTGTTCAAATTCTGAAAGCTTTACATTTACCACTATTAAATTAAAGCGTGTCATGTAATAAGCATTATTTTCAATTTCATCGTAAATCACAGTAGTTCCTAAAATCTTGACTATTTCTTCAATCTGTTTATCCAAGCAACGCACCTTCTCAAAAATTCTTTTTTTATTCGTATTTACCTTCCAAATACGCCTCTGCTATTCTTTTTAAGACTTCTCTGTCATTATCAGTTACTTCTTTGCCGCCGTGACTCATAACAGAGTTTATTGCTTCTTCAATAGTCATTTCTCGTTGCTCTTTAGTTAAACCGCCATGTGGTAGATCAGTACGGCCTAATAGGTAATCCGTCGATACGTCAAAATAATCAGCTACTTTAGAAAGTGGCTCTGAGTTGGGTTTAGATTTACTCCATTTAGAAATCATTCCATTTGATAGATTTAGAACTCTTTCCAATTCCGCGATGCTCATTTTTCTTGCAGCAGCAAGCTTTTTAACACGTTCGTATGTGCTCATCAAAATACCTCCGAATTTTTTCTATTAAAGTTATTGACATTAGAAATAATTCTATGATATTATACACATGTACTCAGGAAGTACAAGAAACTCTCACATTTCTGGATGGTATAACATAGAATAAAAAGACTAAGGACAATATTGTTTTTAGATTATTTTCTATGCACTTATAATAGAATATTTTCTATTATAAGTCAATACCCCAGAAACAAAAAATATTATTCATTTCTAGGAGGTGTGAAAATTGCTTTATGAACGCATCAAATGTATTTCTGAAGAAAAAGCTTTATCTATCTACAAAATCGAACGTGATTTAGAGTTTTCTAATGGAACTATTTCTAAATGGAACAAGTCGATGCCATCTGCAAAAAATTTAAAAAAAGTTGCAGATTACTTAGGTGTTGGCATGGAAGAACTTTTAAAAACAAAAGGAGATTAGAAGGGGGTATAAAAATGGAAGTGATTTTAACTCCAGAAAATGAAGCTTCTCTAAGGGATTTTGTACATGGAATTATTGTTGATGAAATAGAAAAAGCACGAAGAGATACCTCAATTGATAAGCGAGTTTTAAATCAAACAGAGATTGCAAAATATTTCGATGTATCCACTACAACAATAAGGGAATGGGAGAAGCTAGGTCTTCCGCATGGATCAGTAAGTAAACAAGGGAAGTTCTACGACAAAGAAGAGTGTCGCAGATGGCTTCTATCACAAAAAAGATAAATCTTGGGCAAGCGAAATTTAGGAAGGAAATAATATGAATACGGATGAAAGAACAGTTATTGCATTGGAAAGCATTGCAAACAGCCTTAGTACTTTGGCAGAAGATACTAAGGCGAAAAATAGATATAAAGAATCTTTGTTTGTTCAAGCATTCATCTTTATTCTCGGTATAGCTGTTGGATGTATGTTAATCCAGCTAGGAACAGACTTGTGGAAATGGTTAATAGTTTAAAAAAGTTATCTGAATCGTTTCTAAAATAAGATGTTGTATTGAAAGAGATATACGCAAAAATAAATGACAAAAGTAGAGTATTGTTTGTTCTTTTCCAGTAACTTTTGTAAAGGTCAAGCCAGCTACTAGTTAATTGTATTTGATGATTTTTATTTTTTTCATTGTATGCAAAAATTTCAAAATACTTTCGTTCGTAATTGTTCTTGGCTTTATTAGTTAAATAAGAAATATACAGCTTACTTTTCTTTTGGATAACCCAAAATAAAAATAACGCTATCGACACCCAAAAAGAATATTTTTCTAAAAAGGGGATAGATTTTTCTACAACATTATACATTACCTCACCACCTTATCAGTTATTTCAGCAGAGCACTTGCTGATAAGAAAATTATACCAGAAAGGAAGTAAACCAAATGACAAATTTAGTAATAATGAAAGACCAACAAGCAGTAACAAGTAGTTTACAAGTTGCCGAAACATTTAATAAAAACCATCGTGATGTTTTAGCAGCAATTGATGATTTAAAAGAGGGGGTTGCGGAAAATTACGCAGACCTATTTTACGAAGATAACTATATTCATCCGCAAAACAAACAGTCTTATCGCCAAGTAATTATGAACCGTGACGGATTCACACTACTAGCAATGGGATTCACAGGTAAAAAAGCTTTGCAATTCAAACTGAAATATATTGAGGCTTTTAATCAAATGGAAAAAGAAATTCAACAGCCTAAACTTCCAACCTCTCAAAGAGAATTGGCGATGCTTGCTTTATCAGCAAATGAAGAAACAAATGAGCGTGTAGATGTAATTGAAAAAGAAGTAGCCGACTTAAAAGACAATCAAAAAATCGGTGCAGATGATTATGGCTACTTATCACGTCGAGTTCATCAACGAGTAGCAGAAGTTGCAAGAGGATTTGGGAAAATCACAAAAGAACAGCGTGGCAAGTTATACAAAGATATTAATTCAGGTATTAAGCAAATTACAGGCGTGGGTACCAGATCACAATTAAGAGAAAAACATTATCCAATGGTAATTGAATATATCAATGACTGGGAGCCGTCCACAGCCACAAAAACAGTTGTAAGACAAATGAGTTTAGACTTAAACGACATAGCGTAGGGAGAATATTATGGCTTATACAACTGAACAAGAAAGCTGGATACTCAACCAAATCAAAAAAGAGCGTAAACAGCTACAAGATGATAGAGCAGCGCTTAGACAATCAGAACAACTGACCGAAGGAAAAGCATATCAAATTGAAAAAGAACTTGAATTTTTAAGATACTTAGAGATTCAAAATAGAATGCATATTTAAGGAGAAATGAAATGAGAAAAATTTATAACTTAAGAAGAATTGCAGTGTTGCTAATCGTTTTCGGATTGGGGTTGATAGTAGGCGGAAATTTTAATCCGATTATCCAAAATATATATATCGGCTTATTCATCATTTGGACACTGTTTTATGATCTGGCACTTGAAGATAGAGAGGTTAAGAAATGACAAGAAAAGACAAATTAGAACAAACGAAAAAACTTGCTGATTTATGGTACCAGCAACAAAAAAATAAAATATACATTGCGCAACAAAAAGAGCGCAGAGGTGTTGCATGACGACAAAAAAGCGACTTAAGCCGGCAAGCAATAAGTCGCATACAAAAATTATACAAGAAAAATTATATCACAGAAATGAGGTCTTGTTAAATGGCTGAACAACTAAATGTTTATCAAAGATTAGCAGAAGTAAGAAAAAAAGTATCTTATTTAAAAAAAGAACAATCAGGAAGTCAATTTAATTATGTTGGGTCAAGTGATGTCCTAGGAGCTTTACATTCAAAAATTAATGAAATGGGATTGTTATTACAGCCAGCAATTACAGGCCATAAAGTTAAGGACCAGATAGAGATTATAAATCAATACAATAAGTACACGAAACAGACGGAACAGAAACAAAGAATAACATATTTTACTGAACTTGAGATGACTATGCGCTGGATTAATATTGATAATCCAGAAGATTTTTTGGAATCAAAGTGGTATGCACAAGGTGTTGATATTGCTGGTGAGAAGGGTGTAGGTAAAGCATTAACTTATGCAGAAAAATATTTTTTATTGAAATTTTTTAATATTGCAACAGATAAAGATGATCCTGATTCATTTCAAAAGAAGCTTGATGCTAAAGAACCAATAAATTTGGTTAATGGTAAACAAATATCAGAGATGAACGATTTAATAAGAAAAGTAGCGGAACTAAGCTCAAGCGATATGCAAGTTGTTAGAAATGGATTGTTGCAACATGTTGGTGCACAAACATTAGACAGTATGACAGATAAACAGTATCCAGAAGCAATGAGACAGTTAAATAAGTGGAAAAGTAACTATGAAATAGAGATCAATAAAAACAATACAAATGATCAAGTAAAAAATATTAACTGGGGGCAAAGGTAATGACAAATGAATTAACAACAAATGTGCAGTTTAAAGTAGATTTTAAAGCCAGTGAAATAACAATTCAGAACGAATCGCAACTAAAAGAAATGGTTGATAAAGCAGTAAATCATTACTCAAGTATGATTTTTACAGATGCGAATATTCCAGAAGCCAAGCAAGCAAAAGCGGATTTAAATAAAGTGGCGACACTTTTAGATAATGAGCGCAAAGCAATAAAAAACGAGTATAACAAACCCTTGAAATCGTTTGAAGACAAAATTAAAACTTATGTTGGACAAATTAAGTTAGTAAGTGATGGCATCAACGAAAGTATCCAATTATATGAAGAAACAGAACGTTCTAAGAGGCTTGAAAAAATCAAAGATACTATTAAAGAAATGTCAGAAAACTATAGCGTTGAGGTAGAAGAAGTAGGTATTAGAAATAACTGGTTAAATAAGAGTTCTTTTACTGCAAAAGGAGAAATAAATAAAAAAACTTTAGAAGAAATTGCTGCCGATATGACAATGATTTTTAAAGAAAAAGAGCGAGTTATAGGAGAAAAAGCGATTATAGAAAATTATGTAAAGGCATTAGGATTAGAGCCTTACTCGTGGTTAAGTCAAATTGATAACGGAAAAACAGCTGCAGAATTGATGATTGAGATTGATGCTGCACTAGCAAAGAAAAAAGCCGCTGAACAAAGGGCTATAGAACAACAGAAAGCACATGAAGAATATGAAGCAGCAATGCGAGAATTAAATGAAACAGTCGTAGAAGATAAAGTAATTGACAAAAATACAGGAGAAATAGTCAGTGAACTATCACCAAAAGCGGAAGTAAAAGATACAAATAAAAATACAGTAACATTACGACTTTCAGGTTCGCACAGTCAATTGACAGCACTTAATGAGTTTATAGTTGATAGTGGCATTATGGTGGAAGTGATTGAGTGATTGGAAAAATAATAAACCACATAGGAAATAAATTGGTCATCGAATTTGAGGATGAAATAAATTCAAATTTTCTCGAACTTCTGGCTAATAACGATGATAATTTAGCGAAAGTTGAATTCTTAGATAATCGACAGATGTCTCAAAAACAGAATGCACTTTCTCACGTTCTAATAGCCGATGTGGCACGTTGGAGCTATGACGAACCTAAATGGATTGAAAGTGTCTTGAAATACTACTACGAAGCTAAGAGTGGTGTTTATTTTGAACATAGTAGAGCTACCAAGAATGAAGCGACTGAGTGGATCGGTTTCTTAATTGAGTTCATTTTGAAAAACGATATACCACTTGAAAAAAGATACCAATACTTGCTTGAAAATAACAAATGGTTTTATTACTGCCTGAAATATCGTAAGTGCTGTATTTGTGGTAAACATGCTGATATTTGCCATATAGAAGTTGTTGGCATGGGGCGAAATCGCAAAAAAATTAATCATGAGACATTCACATTTTATGCTGGTTGCCGTCAGCACCATCAAGAGGAACACCAAGTAGGCACTAAGAACTTCTTGAATAAGTATCAAATTAAACCAGTGAAATTAAACATCGAAGAACGTAAGAAGTTAAACATAGGAGGATAGAACGGTGGCTGAAAGAAGAATGTTTGCAAAGACCATCATTGATAGCGATGCATTTTTAGACATGCCGCTGTCAACTCAATCTCTTTATTTTCATCTGTCAATGCGAGCGGATGATGATGGGTTTATTAATAATCCTAAGAAAATTCAACGAATGGTTGGATGTGGAGATGATGAT